GCACCACGCTCGTGGTCGGCGAACCGGGTGACTGCGTTGAGCAAGCCCCATGCGGTGCCGGTCGCGGTCTTGGTGCGTTGGCCCACACCGTCGAGGTAGATCTTGGTCACCAGCTCGATCATCGGGCGCTTAGCCTTGGGGTCGATCTCCTCCTCTTCGCCGTAGAACACGTCGAGGAAGTACTTCGCGGCTTCCTCTTTCGACACCTTGCGCTTGCTCAGCGTCGTGGCGTTCGACTTGAACTGGTCCCAGGCTCCCCCGACTAGACCCAGCTCGGTCTTGAATCGCACCGGGTTGAACTGCGTGCTGTGCGGTACCCGGATCTGGCCCGATTTGTTGCCCACGGCAACGGACAGCGTGTTGTTGCACACGACGCGGGTGGTCGTGAACTGTGCGCTGTTGGACAATGTGCCATCGCACGAGGTAGCGAGCAGCAGATAAGGCAGGACCACGTCGCCGCCACCCACGTCGAACGAGTCATCAGCCTTGGCCAACGCCCAGTAAGTCGCGCCATTGCGCAGCATCCCAGCGGTCTCCATCTTGAAGCCGCCCACCTCGCACAAGTCGCGAAAGAACTCCATCACGTCGCGGGGTTGAGTGATGTGGTAGTTGCTCGACATCACCGAAAGGGGAGCACCTGTATCGCTCCGGTACAACGCCCAGCGCTTGGGTACGGTCTGCATGCGCACCGGTGCGTCGTTCTCGTCGCGCACCTCGTAGGCGATCGCGCCCTTTTTCACGGTCCAGTCGAACCCGGCTTCGCGGGTCCAAGTATCGAGATTCGCATCGGGGGTCAGCACCTGACCTAAACCGTGCCACGGGGTCTCGCCGACGTAGGCCATGGATGCTTTACCGGCAGCGTTTGTGTGTAGTTCGTGAGCCATTGTGTAGTCCTCTATTCGTTGGTTGATGAAGATGCTATTATAACACGCGTGGGACAATCTGTCAAGTATTGTCCGATCAATCCAGCGTTTCCCAAGTCTCGCCTTGGTGTCCGCATTCGTAGCAGAACCAGCCCATCTTGGCCCACGAAAGGTCCAAGCGGGGGTCCGACTTTTGAGCCAGTATCCGCACCTGCATGTCGCTTCGACACACGGGGCACGTTTGCTCGGTCTCTTCGGATTCCTCGGGTTCGTCTATGTCGTCTTCTGTCATGGTCTGCCCTTAGTCTGTTTCGCCAGTCGATTCATCCAGCACGTCGTAGGGCGGGAGGAAGGCCACATCGGCCAACTGGCGTATGTTGCGAAATCGAGCCTCTTGCTCGGTAAGCAGCTTTCGAAAGTGGTCGTTCTCTTTGACCAGCCTTCGAATGTCTTCGAGTGCGTCGCCCAGTGCAAGGTCGAGGATTCGTTCTTCATCGGTCATCCCGGTCTCCAAAGTAAAAAGTCGAGCGCCAGCACGATGAGTGCGGCGAGGATTACTACGCGTTCAACGGTTTGCAGCAGTGTGTGGTTGAAAGGGCGCATTACAGGATCTCCATTTGGCGAATGTTCATCTTTTCGACGCTGTTCATGTGCTCTTTGCACCACTCTTCGCCCAGTGTGGCACGGGCTGCTGCGGAGTCCAAGCGCTGCTCGTTCGTGAACTTCACTTCGAGCTGGTAGGCCTTGCCTTTGTACACCATGTCCTGCCCTGCGCAGTCCTCGCGCAGCGCTTCTTTCAGTAACTTCTCGCGTGCGGTCAGTGCACGCAACTGGTCACGCACTTGGGCCAATTCGTCGATCATCGCGGTGGTGATCGTGGCGCGGGTTTTGGTCTTGCTCATATTGTCCTCTATCGGTTGGTTGTGGAAGGCCTTATTATACCACGGGTGGAATCATGTGTCAAGTATCCTCTCGGCACTGATCTGGGCATACCCGGCTATATCGACCCACGAATCCCGGTTCTCCGGGTTGCCGTTTAGAATCCGCGACACTTTGTGCATGATCATGTCGAGCGATTCCTTCTGGTGCGATTTCAGCCGCTTCCATCCGTCTTGCTCGCGCATGTACTCTTTCAGATCTTGTGCGATGATCCCTTGATGTGTGAAATCGCCGTACTCGGCCCCCCGCTCATCAGTGATCGCTTGTAGGTTAACTTTCAAGTGCTGCAACTAGTCCCCCTTTTCTATACCGTCCTTTGATCGCATCGCTGGCCCCGGGCAATTCGAGCAGCTTGCGAGCTACGTCCTCCGGGTCTATACCGCGCTCCATACCGCTTATAAACGCCTCGGTGGAACCCGCACGCCCAAGAAGACCCGGGCCAAATGCCCTTGCCGGTCCCATGGTGCTGTAGGGCTGCGTCCCCTCTTGCCGTGCTCGCGTGGCGTACCACTTGAGTGCGTCTAAATCCATCGGGTTGGCAAGATCGAAAATGCTCTCGTTCGCCAGCCCCTCGGGTCCATGCGCCCGGGCCAGCTGGGCCTCTCGTAGCGCCAGCAGTCCGGTCTGGGCTTGTGGCGAAAAGCGCAGCGTGTCGCGAGCCGAGGTGTTGATCGCGGTGTCGTACCGATTGCCCGGGCCAAGCAGCGATTTCAACGCCTCTTCTTCTGCGTCGCCTCGTTTACCGCCATACATGGGCATGAACGGAAAAGGGTCGCCGCCGCCACCTTGGAACAGGGGTAAAAGGCCGTAGTCGCCGTGGGCGAGACCGGAGGACATCACGTTGCCGGGTCTGCGCAGCTGGTTGATGTTGGTCAAAATGTCGACGGAGTTTAGGTGGTTCCCAGCTCGCAATGCGTCGAACATCATAGCATAGGCCGATTTGCCTATACCCTCCGGCATCCCGACGGTCGTCAATCCATAGGGCGAGGGCTTACCACCAAACCACCCACTTTTTTGGTTCGCGTGCATCAACGTTTCCATCGGGTTACCGGCCAAGTCCGATGTGCTCCTCGCGGTGAAACCTAAATATTCCCCCGGTTCGTATGCACCTGTGGGGTCTTCGAACACGATTTTTCCGCTCTCGGGCAAGTGCCCTTTGTCCATCGCCCTCTTGGCAGTGGTGGGGTGGCCCTCGGGAATCACCCGGGGCTTGAGTCTTTCGCCTTTAGGGTTTACAAGGTAGCCTTTGTCAAAGAATCGTTCTAGCACCTCCAATTCCAGCTCATTGGGTCTGAGTACACGCTCAGCGTTAGGAATCCGAGCCGCTTTAGGAGCCATTTGCATTACCTTATGGCCTCGTCCTATACCCTCGGCTAGATCATGAAACGAGTACCCGGCGGGGATTTTTTTAGGTGCTGGTGGCATAATAAACCTTGTCGGACATTTGGAGGGTGTTGAGGTGGATGTCTATCGTCTTTTGCATCGGGTCCGCGTAGCCGCCAGCAAGATTCCACACTAGAGGGATCCCCGCTGCTTTTGCCGCTTCGAACATACCGCTGTCCCTCCGCATAAGACCCTTGACGGATAGATAACCGACGCCGTACGGGTCTTGGTCCCATGCGTCAGCACCAGCCTGATACATTATTATACCCGGCTTGTGGTCCTTGAGCAAGTCCTCGAAGTACGATTTCCACTTCGCAGTGCTAGCCCCGGCGAAGCGAAGCTTCCCGAAGTTATCGCGGGTGATGTGGGGCACCTGATCGCGCAGCCCCAAAAGCTCGATAATGTTGTCGGTTCCGTCCCCGTAGTGACCATCGCCGTCGACGATCATCACGCGCTGGATGTCGTACCGCTCCAGTAGGTGCACAGCGGCGACCATCAGCCCGTTGAACGTGCAGTACCCGTAGCAGTGGTCCCAGTGTGCGTGGTGAAAGCCCTGCGATGCGGAGCACGCCACACCGCCATTCTCCACGACATGGACTGCGGCGGCGAGGAAAGAGCCATTCGACGCGAGCAGCGACCGGTTGATCTCGGGGTTGCGATTGCCGAACCCATTCTCGGTGACGCCGTCCATCACGGAGCGCACGAACTTCGGATCGTGAGCCACTGCAATCTGGTCCACGGTCAGCGGCGTGGGAATGTGGTACTTGCGGTCCGACTGGCGCACGAATTCGGGGATCTTCTTGGTCGAGATCCAGTCGAATACGACGTCTTGGTCCGGATGGTAGAACAGTGGTGTTGCCATGGTGTGTGCCCTCTATATGTTGATGAATCCCCGATTATACCACACGTCCTATACCTCTGTCAATCCTCGCTATCCCGCACCCGACGCTCCCGCTCGTCCAGCTCCGGGCGTTCCCCGGTCTCGGGCTTCTCCCGGGTAGTGAACCGAAATCCGCATTTCTCGACCAAGCACTCGCGTCGACGCTTTGTAGTCAGGTCCACGTTTTGGTAGGTAGTCGTCACCCGTGTGTCGCTACCGCATTGCAAGCATTTCATAACCATCCTCCATGTATTCCTATATCTTGGCATACTCGACGTACGCCCTCGCGCACCCCAAGCTTGGGGTACTCCCGTTCCATGCTGGTGACCATACCAGCAAGGATTTGCCGCAGCTCGTCGAGCACCTGCTTGGCATGTGCCCCTATACCGTTGTCCTGCAAGAAGTAGATCGCCTCGATCTGGTCCGCCAGCTTCACCAGCATTTCGATCTCGCTCCCTTTCACCTGCCGGTACGCCCCCATGTGCTCCCGGTCCACCAGATCTTCGGCCTTCTCCAGCACGCCAGCACCCCCGGCCTCTTCGAGGAAGCGCTTGAACGGTGTCGGCACGTCCCCGGTGCGCACTTCGATCAGGTCGTGGGAAAGGGACCATTGCAGCAGCTTTAGCTGTAGTGTGTGGTGCAGCAGTCCCGTCCAGCGCATCGCAGTGGCGAGCGATCCGGCGATCACCGCAACCGCGAATGAATGCTCCGCTAGCGTCTGCTCCCGGGCCACCTGCACTATATGCCACCGGCGTACATGGCACGCCCTCAATTGTTCAGCCGTCGTTAAACTCATGTGTTTTTCTCCTTAAGTGATTGCATTGCCGCTTTCAAATGTTCATCTTGTTGTTTCTTCGCCTCTATCATGTCGGCAAGCAATTGATCTATTTCTGCGATTGAATACATACCCGCAGGCACATAAACCCGCATCGTGTTATATGTTTTGTGTGTGTATTCCGTCATTGAATTCTCCCACGCAAAGCTTCGACCATTGACCTTTGTATATCCATTAATTCATCCCGTTGACGGTAAACCTGCTCGTACATGGCATGCAAGGTCGCTATGTCTCCGCGCAAATTCGCAACAGTAAACAAAAGCGAATCCCTCGCGGATTTAAGCTGCGCGAATTCGATTTCTTCTTCTTGTGTCATCGCTCTTTCATCCTTGCTCTGATGGCATCGCCCCATGTGCCGCCATCTTCTTTAAGTATGTGGTCTACCATCTTTGCGTTCGCCTCACGCTCTGTTGATCGCTCCTCGGCCAGTAACTTTTTTATTCTGTCACCATACATTGACACCACAATGCTTGGAAGGCCGATCTCTCTGGCACGGTCGTACAGCTTAATGTCATCCGGCGTTAGAGTGACAGTTATTTCAGGGTGAATCATGCTTGTCCCCTTGCTCCGACGGCTTTGCTCATCGCTCTTTCATCCTTCGCAACTTATCGGCGATCTGCTCGCCGTCCAATGCGTCGAACTCTTCGATTTCTAGCTTCTTAGCGGCCCGTTCCAGCACGCCGTTCCAGATCTTCTTCACAGCTTGCCGGTTGTCCTCGTCTTGCGAACCAAGCACGTTGCCGAAGGTCTGCTCGTACCATTCATCGAATGCTTTAGACATGGCGCATGATCCCAGTGTTTTCGTCCACCCGCCACTGACGCGATTCGTTGATATCCATCTTCATCTCGACGGCCCGGTGTACATCTATACCGTTCTTGTGCGCCACATCAAGCAGCAGGATCATGATATCGCCCATTTCTAGCGCCGATTGTGGGTCACGACAGTACTCACCAATTTCCTCGTAGAGCTTGAGTAGAATATCCTTCGTCGTGCGCTCAGGAAAGTTAGCGTCAGCCCATTGCGTGATCCGATCTTGTAACTGACGTATATCGGCCCCGCCCCGCTTCTTGTAAGCGTTGATTGAACGAACTGCGAGATCTGCGTTTTTGTCGCAGTTGCCGAGCACGCCCCGTAGATGGTGACGGACCTCGAAAGACGCGAC